AAGATTTTCAAGCATTCCTGTAATCTTGTGAATCTTATCAACTTTGAGCCGATTGTAGAAGTAGTCAAGTCTTGAGAAAATATTAATAATCGGTGCTAAAACTTTCTTAAGCGCATTGAACATGCCAATTTCTTCGACAAATGTTGTACGCATATGCTCTCTGTGAGGCGTATACCAAAGTTCACCAATTCGGTTAAGAGAAGCTTTTACGTTAGAAAGAGCACCATCAAATGTTTTATTAGCCTTTGCCGCTTGTTTACCGAATGCGTCGTACATTGCATCAGCAAACATCTGGAAACTAATTTGGCCCTTCTTAGCAAGATCGAGTACGTCATCCTCTGTAATATCAAGCTGTTTAGCAAGAATAGCCCTTGCATTAAGACCACGAGCGGCAAGTCTATTAAATTCATCCGCCTGAACTTTTCCTTTACCCGCGGCAGTTGTGAATACATCAGCAATGTCATCGAAGGAGCTACTCGTCATGGCCGCAACACCGGCAACACCACGAAGAGTATGCATCATCTCGTCGCCAGCTTGAACGCCTGATGCTGCAAACTGAGATGCCGCTTTTGCCGCTTCATCGAAACCATAAGCAGTGCCATCAACTGCATCCATGGCATTCTTCTTGATTTCGTCGACAATTTTAACAGTTTTCTTTTTGCCGTTCTCCATTACCTGAATGGACTTTTTACCGAATAAACCATCAAGCATGAATCCGGCTTGCTCAATATTAGCAGCTCTTCGTTGTCCGCCTGTCCTAATTTGATTTATAGTATTTGTAAATTTATCAAGAACCTTTCCGGTTACTTTATTTACAACGGACATCCAGGCAACACCGAAAGTGCTAAACTTTCTGTTAAGCCGATCAAGTCCATGCTCTAAACTGTCAAAACTACTAACGCCCTGATTTTCGAGTTTCTGAAGACTTTTAGCAGAACGGGACATGTCAAGATTATCTTTAAGTCTCGTAAGACTTTTAAGCGTTGTGCTGACGCCTCGCTCAAATTTTCGGTTGTCAAAATCCATTTCAACAACACGTTTATCAATGCTGCTCATGCGTTAACAACCTCCTTCCAAACATCATCCGCAATCTGCTGAAACACTTTCCTCATGGACGGGTTTATGTAATCTACGCCTTCGACGTAGCCACCGTTTCGAGTGCCGTGTCCGTACTGTATCAATACAGCAATTTGTCTGCCTTTATTAATATTCGAGTTTGTCCAGGCGATTTTGATGCGGTCACCTTTTCTCTCGATTTCATAATCCCAAGAATCGGCAGTTTTACCGGTTCGAACCGGGGTAGCAGCTTTCAAAGCCTCTACCCCACGTTCACCGTATTTCTCGAGATTCTTATAAAATTCTCTATTAAGCGCCTTTCTTATAAAACGCTCAGTATTATTAAAGTCGCCTTTATGTGTGAAAATAATCATTTAGTGCCTCTAACCGCGTGTATGCAGTTTCTTTCTTCTAGCCGCATTTAGCTTTCTATTCCTAGACATGATTTGTGACTTGCTCATCTTCTTAGGCGGCTTATTTTTCTCACTAAATACTCTGATAAGTGTAAGAAGTTTATTAAGATGCCATTTCTCGCATTCTTTACTTATTCCGTTTGCAAACATAGCATAATAAATAACTTCCGCTGTCATTATTTCTCTTGATGGAGGGTCTGTAGAATTTGAAAATGTAGTTGCAGTGTGTTTATCCTCTATGTAGTCCGAAATCTCCTGAAATAGTTTCTTATCGATCGCATAATACACTCTCGGATCAACATTCTGCGTAATAGTCATGCATCTCAAATAATCTATAGACTCCTCTTCAGTTTTTTCTTCTTTCGAAAGGAAAGGTTTTTTCCATTTCTCCTCCCATTTTGAAATAGACAATAAAGAGTGTTCCATTACCAGAGTTTGTTCTTTTGTGTAGAAGAATTCGTTTCGTACAGGGTCGTATTGCTCAGTCGCCGGTACGACTATTGTCTTTGGCATCTCATTATTTGTTCAGGGCCGGATGATTCTTAATATCCGGATTATCCTGAGTGAGCTCCTTAGGAACAATTCCGTTTACAAACTCAATTGCGGCATCTTCATTTGTCGCAAGTTCCATGAACAATACACTATATGCCTCAGTCTGTGCGAATTCTTCTCTCAGTTTTTCACTCTTGATAAATCTTCTGCCATCATCAGACTTAATACCGTAAGCTCTCAAGACAAGGTCTTTAAAAGTAGCGACAATTTTCGGTGTATCCTGAGCGGCAACAATTTTCTCAAGCATTTTGTCCAAACCACCATAGGTGGACAAGTTCATTTCCATGATTTCTGCTTTAGTCAGATTGAAGTAGAAATCTTCTTTTCTTTCATTACCGTCAAAATCGGTATATTCGATAGTCTTCTTTAACATTTGTGCTCCTTTCAAAAATGCTTCTGCGGGGACCTGAACTAGTCAAAGCCCCCGCAAATATAAAGAGGTAGAAAATTAGGTGATTGCTAAATTATGCTTTCTTCATCATGGTAACAACCTGATCCGGCATCGGAAGTGTCGGCTCTGCGGACTCGCCACCATAAAGCATAGTCTCAAGAGCTTCCAGCTTATCAGCATCGACTTTACTCTTCTGAATAGTGATGATAGCAGTCGGTTTGAATCCAGCAACTTCTACCGGTGTAGTGGTTACTTCCCAAGAGAAGGTGATTGCTTCCGGAGAATCGTTTACAGTCTGATAAGCCTTCTCAGAAGGAGATGCGGTAGCACCGTAAACAATATGCAGTTTATAATCAGTTGCAGAAGTATCAGTATCAGAACCAACCTTAGTTCTATAACTGAATCCGAACTTCTTTCTATCCTGCTGTCCTGCGTATACTCCAGGAGCGATCTCAGCAGAACCATCGCACTCTGCGAATTCATCAGGATAAGTATATGCTTCGATCGTGCAGCCAAATTCCTCAGCGGATCTCAGCTCAGCATACTTGATGTTGTCAGCGTAAATCGGGTTTGCTTCTGCACCAGACGGAGACTCGGTAACAGCAGTCAGACCGTTCCAAGCAACACCTTTTTCATAAGTGCCGCCAACTCCTACAGGGTACAGAACACCATGGTCAGTACCGGTTTCAAAATAGCGTTCTCCGGTTTTATCCCAAACAAGTTTAGCCATAGTTAATTCCTTTCTAATAGTATAATGTTATAGCAGTGTGATTAAGATTATCTGCTCTGTATCTTCTATCAATAGAACAGCAGTATTGATTAAAATGGTCGACAATTTTATCAGCAAGATCGCTATCTGGATCATGCTCAATCAAAATTAGATTCCACTGAGGATGTACGACATAATGTCTATTATCGGCACGTTCAACTCGGTCTCTGTCTTTTGAATAGATGATACAAGGGTATTTTAGTTTTACAGATTCAGGAGGCTGGTAGTACACATTTCCACTCCCAAGAGCAATAGAAAGCTCTCTATGCAGATCAAGTCTGATTGCCATTGTACACTCCCCCTATCGTTAAAATTAAACGGGGGTACTGGAGTTCAACACTTGTGATTTTCCAGTAAGCCCCCATCCATTCTAAGTATTTGATATCTTGGAAGTGGTTCATGGCAAAAGGATCGGTCAGAATGCTAATCTGATTATTAAAATTAACATCGTCATTTACTTTGTCGGAAGCCATCTGATAAGATTTAGATGCTCTTAAAACATCGCCATAGTAATCTTTCTCGACCTGTTTTTCTTTCCATACTCCAGGCACAGTCTCCTCAGTATAGACAAATCCTACTTTTCCAAAGTATTTCATAAACCACTCCTATTTTGATTACTCGCCAAGAGTGAATACGATAGCAGAGAACGGCTTAATCAGAGCACCAGAGCATCTGGTCTCAATCAGGTACTTGTATGCGTTGTAATCGATATCGAAGTCGTCGAACAGATTTACAGATCCACCCTTATCAGCGCCAACGTTGTAGTCGGTAAGGTTAACCAGAATACCCAGAACCTTATGACCGTCCTTGGACAGGTTATCCATGTACGGGCAAGTTACGATGGAAGAAGCACGCATTGCGGTTGCAACTTCTGCCTCAGACTTATACAGCTTGTGGTTAATTCCATCTTCCAGAAGCAGCATCTCGGACAGTACGTCTTCAGAGGTGAAGAACTTCGGACTTCCGGAGCCTTTATACAGCTTTCTGGATCTAATAGCAGAATCGATCAGGTTCTTAGCGTTAGCGGCATCATCATTACCATTGGTAACGCTTACCTTAACGGTGAACAGATCATCATCGGACAGAATCGGTCTGATGTTGGTTTCCTTAATCTTATCCTCGGAATCAGGCAGACGACCGTCACCGATCAGGATTGCTCTTGCAATTTCCTCATTCAGCTTCATTCTCATCTCGCCCTTGATCCAGGCTACAACATCGAAATCGGTAATATCGGTAATATCGTCGCGATCCAGCTTCTGTTTCTTATAGATGGTCTGCGGGAAGGTCTCACGCTTCAGCAGGGTGAATACTTCTTCCTTCTTGCGGTTGCCCTTCATGTAACCCAGGGCTCTAGCCTCTTCGCCAGTAATGTCGGCATACTGAGACTTGATTCTGCTAAACGGAGTGTGATGTACACCGTTCATAACAACAGACACCCACTCTGTATTTCTGTTCAGGAATTCCGGAGTCGGGTTCAGGTTGTGTGCCTGCGGGAACAGCATGTCGATTCCATAGGTATCATAGGACGGAACCATAGTGCTCGGCAGCTGCATGATTCCATAGTTCGTGGTAACCGGGGTATCGCCATCGCCAGCGTTATCGTCGTGGTACAGAACACCATCTTCATTTTCGGAATGCTCAAGAACTGCGTCTCTCAGACTTCCCAGTCTTTTAGCATCCTTGAAGATGATTTCCATATCAGCGTGGGTCAGGACATTCTCCTGACGAGTTTCAGCATCAAATACGTTATGCTTCATTTCTTCTTCTCCTTCGTAATAATCGGAATGCTCGGCTTCGTCTTCGTCGTCATCCTCGTCGTAACCCTCTTCGTCATCGTCATCGGGTCCCATAGCTTGTTCGATCATGTAATACAAAACATCTTTCTGCTCGTCATTCATTTCATCAATGACGTCCTGTACGGTCTTATCGCTTTCGGCCATTTCTTCTTCTCCTTCTTCCGATTCGGAATCAGAAGATTCTGAATCTTCATGGTACAGTTCGATCGCCTCGTCCATATAAATAGTCGCTTCGTCTACTTCGGTAAGTGTCCCATCAGAATGTTCAATCACAGGAACATCAATCCAAGCACCAGGATTTGCAGCACTTAAAACAAGACTTACTTCTCTAATATCTCCGTGAAGTACTTCCCCACCATTCTGCTTAAGATGGTTGGCATTAATAGAAAGTCTTGTAATGTCGCCATGCTCTACGAGTTCTTTGGCGAGCTGACCTTCCTCAGTAGAATTAAAGGACCCGTCTGCTCTGACACCTTCTGGAAGGTTTGTCAAATCGACGAATCCTAAAATGTTGCTGGGACTATTATGCTGGTGCTGCCAAACAAGTGGA